ATTGAATAGATTAGACAAGCCTAAAACAGCCAAAGAGTTAGCTGTGGAGTTATTTGATTTAGGGTTTATTCCTAGCACGGAAAGAAATTACACCGCACCACGCTTGTCAGAGCTAGAAGATATGGGAATGGTTAAAGCGATAGATAAAAAGAAATGTGAGTATACAGGTAAAACGGTAGCAGTTTACGAAAGAACGCTAAAGGGATTTGAAGCCTTGAACATGAATCATATTTCAAGAATTTATTAGGAGGTAGTTATGATAAAAAATTTAAGTAATATAAAAATAAAAGATAGTTTTATAGAGCATCCGCCAAGAGAAGAAAAAATGAATTATAAGATTTCATATTATTTAATTACAGGCAAATTTGAGCAACCAATTGTAATAAATAAAGAAGGGTACTTAATAGATGGTTATACAACATATTTAATCTGTAAAGGCAGAAACAAAAAATATGTAAGAGTAGTTAGAGGATAGCTTATGAATTATCCACAATTAACTCGGTATCTGTGCAAAAACACTGAAATATGGACTATGTAGACGGATGTCAGCAATTAGAAAACATTTATTTTCGAGGAGTTAAACAGTGCAAGTATGTTACGGGTACCGAAGGGGAACAAATTAAATTAGAGTTAGATAAACAGGAGAGAATATGGAAATAGAAGATATTTTAAAATACACATTAACACTCTTTCAAGATATAGATAAAAGACTATCAGAGTTAAGAAATCAACAAAGTATTTGGGATATTAAACAAGATGAGCTACTGCATTATATAGAAAATCACAATATAGATGCAGTTAGATCATGTAAAATAGTAAAACAATTGAAATATGTAAGGGGAGAAAGAAGAAAAGTAAAAGATGAAATAGATGTAGTAGTGTCATTGAAAAATACTTTTATTGATAAATATAAAAACAAGTTTATAGAAAAAGATTTAATACAAGCGTTGAAAAATTTAAAAGAATTAGAACAAAGGAAAAATAATCCTAAATATACATATCAGTATTTAACTGAAGAATTGGAGATAAAAGATGAGATATAAATTTGAAGTTAATAAAAGGCTTATGGGACTAAACGAATATACAAAATATAATAGAACGAACAAGTATGCAGGAGCTGAAGCAAAAAAGAAAGAACAGCAATACATAATTAATTGCATAAAACAGCAATTAGGGAATATCAAAATAGACAAGCCCGTAATTGGTCATTTTACATGGATAGAAGAGAATAAAAGAAGAGACTTAGACAATATTTGCTTTGCTAAAAAGTTTATATTAGATGCATTAGTACAAGCAGGAGTACTACAAGACGATAATAGAAAAATAGTAACTAACTTTACTGACAGCTTTGAGCATTCGAATAGTAGTAAGGTAATAGTAGAATTGGAGGAGTTAAACAATGGATTATAGAAAAACGATTGAAAATATCACATGTTACATATGTATGACATTAATAGCATTATGCATTATCATATATTTTATTGCAGTTGAAATGATAGATTCTGAGAATAAACAGAAAAAAATTAACGAATTACAAAATAAAGTAGAACAACAGATAGAGCTTATAGATGCTCTACAGCAATAAGAAGGGAGATAAATATGGTAATAATAAGTCAAGATAAAACAATGATTTTAAATTTTGAATATATCGAGACCATAAAAAGAGGAAATCCATTAGAAAACAATGATGGAAAATTCAAGATACTTTGTGATACAACAAGTGACAATCAATATACAATAGCAGAATACGAAAAAGAAGAAAGAGCAAAAGAAGTATTACAACAAATAGCATGTAGATATTCATTAGAAGAAATATACAAAAGGGCTAATTCAAAAACACAAGAAGAACTAACTCGAAATTATGTTGAAATAAAAATTATACCATATATATTTGAAATGCCAGAAAGATAGGAGGAGAAGATGAGTAAATATAAAAAAGTATCTAAAGAAGAGGTTCTTGAAATGTTTTATGATTTACAGACTAAATTCTGGATAGCAGGCTGCTGGGAAGACGGATTTTCGGCTGAATTTTTAGCTCGTAGAATGAAAACATCTATATATCAAATAAGAAAAGCCTATAAACAATTAGCAGAAGAAGGATATTTAAAATTAGAGAAAGTTCCAACAGCTTTTGAGGAATATGATAATGGGTTGTATACTGAATCTAATCCTTATCTATTTTGTAAGGTTTATACTTTAACACAAAAAGCTAAAGATAAATTTAAAAAGAATGGAGATGAAGATATTGAATAGAACTATAAAATTTAGAGGGAAAATGATACCAGAAAATGAATGGATTTTTGGAACAATATTAAGAATACCAGCTCCACCTGTATGTTTTGAAAAAAGTGAAACAGATAAATACTATATACAGTTTCCAGACCCAAGATATATGCCAGACTGGAATATGCCGTATAAAATGGTACAAGGAGAAGTAAATCCAGATACAATAGGACAATACACAGGCCTGCACGATAAAAACGGAAAAGAAATATATGAAGGAGATATAGTAAAAATCAAATATAGAGATGAAGATATAGGAAAAGTTATATATGAACACAATGGATTTTCTATAGATGTTACAAATATGAATAAAAATTATGGGCGAGTTAGTTTTGTGAATAATTTTATGGAGGTAATTGGAAATATATACGATAATCCAGAGTTATTAGGAGAAAAATAGTTATTTCAAAACAATAAAACAGAACACCTACAAAGTAGGTGCTCAGTGGAGATGACGGGATTCGAACCCGCATGGATAATATCCGCCAGCTTGGTAAGCTGGTATGTCTACCAATTTCATCACATCTCCAAAAATATAATAACATATATGTAATAGACAGTCAAGAAAAGAGGAGAAAGATGTATAAATTAAAAGAAGGTAAAAAATTAAGAGAGGAGTGATACATAGTGAAAACAGCTGATATAGTACAATTACCTCAAATAATATGTGAAGAATGTCACAAAAGAGAAGCCACAATATTATGCGATTATGATATAGGATATAATATTGATTTAGAAGGACGAGGGAAAGTAAAAAGAGTTACTTGTGATAAAAAATTATGTATTAAGTGTGCAACAAAAATAAATAATAAAGATTATTGTAAGAAACATATTAAAGCTTTAAAGCAAGAATTAGGAGGTGTTTTAAGTGAAAGGAAATAAAATAGAAACATCAAATGATATAGATTATGGAACGATATCTTTGAGAAAACGAGGAAAATCAATTATAAAAATAGGAAATGAGAGATTAGGTGGAATAGATGTAAAAATAGAGGTTTCTACAAAATTTAATTGGTTGCAAAAGAAACTATGGAAATACTTATTGAATATTGAAATTGAAGATATCAAGGAGGACAAGTAGTGGAAAATCGTATAGAAGAAGATATAAAAATAATTGAAAATTTTATAAATTGGTTGACAATAGATTTTGAATACGATTCAGGGAATGAAATTAAAACAATAGAACATATTTTATCAGATTATAAAAGAGTATTAAAAGAGAATGAAGAATTAATAGAAACATATAAAAGTGAAAAGAAAATGAAAAATGAATATGTAAAACTATATCAAGTTCTATTATTGAAAGAAAATGTTATTCCAGTTCAAAAAGTAAAGGACAAGATAGAAGAATTAGACAAAAAAGAACAGAAACTACAAAACAGCATAAGTGTTGAAGAAAGAGAAGAATATTCAGATGCAAATATAAGCTGAGAATTGATGGATATAAATATCAGAAGAGAAACACTCCAAAAATTATTAGATGAAGGTGAGTAAATTATGAATGAAAAAGAAAAGAAAGCTATTGAAATATTAGATACATTTGAATTAAGAAGAAAGACAAAAAATTATAAAGAAATATCATTAGAAGATTCACAAAGTGTAAAAATATTATTAAATCTAATAGAAAAATTACAAAAAGAAAATGAAGAATACTCAAAACAATTAGATTTAGACTATGTAGATAAGAATTATATTTCAAAGAAAAAAATAGAAGATACAATAGAAGAATTGAAAGGTAAATTAGAAGATATATCCAAACGAAGAGAAAAATCAAAAACTAAAGAAGAAGAAACTGTATTATGGTGTTTAGAGATTAGAACTGATGAAAGAATAAAAACATTACAAGAATTATTATAAGTTACAAAACAAACAAAAAACAGTAAAGTTTATATAAAAAATTAAGTAAAATTCTCAGAAACAAGTACAAAATGTATTGAATTTGAAAAGAAAGAGGAAAACACATGAAGATACCTAAAACAATAATAAAAAATAATCAAAAATACGAATTTGTAAAAAGAAACAATGC